AAACGATTTGCAGAAAGGAACGCAAAGAAATGAAGTATTTGACAGAGCGAGAACAGATAGCAACGGCGATGAATTTCGGTAAGTATCCTGTTCTCTATATCGACCTCGATGACAGGCATTACGAGGATTCGGATTACGCCAAGGGCTTTCCCGTGAAGGTCGCTTGGGACAGACCGGCTTATCCCGGAATGACAACGAGAGGCGAGCTTTACATCGAAAACGGCAGATACGGCATCGGCAACGATGCGGCTTGCTTGCATAAGGAGTTCGGCAGAAGCGACATCATCGAAGATGCGAGATGGGCGATGACGCAGACGATTCACACAGGTCAGGTAGTCATCCTGATCGAAGACCATTCGAAAACGAGAGAGTGCAAGGTCCGTGTTATGAAGGTGGCTGACAAGCTCGACGTTCATTGCTCGACTTGCACCTATCTCGTAGATGTTGAGGAGGATTTTGAGGTATGAAACAGCAGACCGAAGAAAAGCCCCTCAAACAACGGATTTGGGAGAGATACAAGAAGAACAGTTCTCCTGACTTCTGCTTGCACAACGAACTGCTCGCCTTGTCCTGTTCTCCCGTAGATCTCGCAAGCGATGGAGATCCTGAAACTTGCGGGTTCGAAGAAGTTCTGTTTGCGGTAGAAAAAGATTGGCTCGTCACCTACCTGAACCGCACGACCAACGAATATTGGACGGCTGATAAGGTTAAGAAGTGGCTGAAAACGGAGTACACGTCGGAAGAATCGAGCACGATTTTCAAAGTAGCTATCCAACAGAAAGCAGTCATAATGCTTGAATTTAACTGAGGAGGTTCGTATGATTACTCAACGTATGATTTTGGAAGGATACCGAAACGGAATTGTTAGGCTGATTGATTCGCCTAACCGAGATGGAACTGTATGTCAGATCGGCGATGAATGGTTCTATTTCGGAGGAGAAGCAGCAGAAGGCGTAACTCCTGAAGAATACAAGAAAGCGGTCCCAGAAGATGGGATTGTTGACGAGATCTATTTCGTACTGAAAGATTTTCTTTCGAGCGGAGGCGAGTTCCTCGAATCCTACGAAAAATGCGAGAAAGTCCTGACCGAAAAGAAGAATTTGGGATTTTACAGCGGACCGGTTATCACACGAAGAATAGACGATTTGGGAAGAATCGTCGTTCCGAGAGAGTTCCGCAAAGCGTTGAGGATTCGAGAGGGAGATCTGATGGAGCTGACCGTGGTTAAAGGAAGCCCGTCCATCTTGATTACGAAAATCGCAGAAGATGAAGCGTCTGAGCTTGAAATGTTCGTCCGTGAATTCGAAGGAGTCCCCGGACACTCGGTTGAGACCGAAAGAGCGAAAGAACAGATGCTCGAAATCATCAGAAAATACAAGGAGGCCTGCAATGACTAACGATGTACAGATTTTTGCAGAGACCATCGAGCCTGAAGCATTGGCTCAAATTGAAGCTCTCGCCGAGCATCCCGTAAGCGATGGCTCGAAGATCCGCATTATGCCAGACGTACACGCTGGTGCGGGTTGCACCATCGGAACCACGATGACGATTACCGACCGTGTATGCCCTAACCTCGTAGGAGTTGACATCGGATGCGGTATGTTCGCTGTCAAGCTCGATGAAACCAAGATTGATTACGCCGAGCTCGACAAGGTGATACGTAGCTCGGTCCCTTCGGGTATGATGATAAGAACGAAACCCGTTGCGGCATTCGACTTCGATAAATTGAGATGTCCCGTAGCTGACAAGCAGAGGGCGTTGCTCTCACTCGGAACGCTCGGCGGCGGAAACCATTTCATCGAAATCGACAAAGACTCCTGCGGCGGTCTTTGGTTGATTATCCACAGCGGAAGCAGACATCTCGGATTGGAGGTCGCTAATTACTATCAGCAGTTGGCGGTCAAGCGTATTTCCACTCCGCCCGCAGACCTCATCAAAGATATTGCCAAGACCTACAAGGAGCAAGGCAGACAGAATGAGATCCAAGAAGCCATCGAAAAGGTAAAGGCACAGTACAGAGATGCAAAAAAGCAGAAAGACCTCGCATACCTCGAAGGTCAGGATCTCGACGACTACCTCAACGATATGGGTATCGTTCAGCAGTATGCGAAAGCGAATCGGGAAGCAATAGCAAACGAAATTTTGCGTGGTATGAGCCTCAAACACTCTGGATGGCTATTCCATACCACTCACAACTACATTGACCTGCAAAACAAGATTTTGAGAAAGGGTGCGGTATCCGCCCAGCTCGGTGAATATCTCGTTATCCCTATGAATATGAGAGACGGCGTTTTCCTTTGTACCGGTCTTGGTAATCCTGATTGGAACTATTCCGCTCCGCACGGAGCTGGACGCATTATGTCCCGGAAGAAAGCAAAAGAAACGATTTCTGCCGAGGACTACGTGGCATCTATGGAAGGAATTTTCACTACGAGCGTAGGCTACGGAACCATCGACGAAGCTCCTATGGCTTACAAGGACGCAGATGAGATCAGAAAGCTCATCCGCCCCACCTGCGGAGTGATTGACCTGATGAAACCGCAGTACAATTTCAAGGCATCGGAGTAACGGATATGAAAAGAAGCAAACGAAACCAAAAGAAAAGAACCCAGCCGTTCAGTCAGGGTTGCTACCGATGCGAACACAGCGAGTACATCGGAGATGGCGACCATATCTGCACAAAATATGAGGAGGATCCCGACCGAGCGGTAGTGATTTCGGATTGGGAGCCGACAGACAACTATATGCAATGCAAAAGAAAGGAGAACCAGCGATGAAGATTATCAAAGGCGAGGAGGCTTGCCTCCGTAAGAAAGGCAATATGGCGATGTGGGACGCCATAGACAATTTGGCTGAGGACTACATCAAAAAGGTGTTGGAGTACAGCGACAAGGAAATTGATCCCGAAGATCTCGACGAAGAGGTGCTTATGGATCTCGGCAAGGATATAACCGAAATGGTTATCAACACGCTCGAAAAGAGCTGTGGAGCTGAGTTTGTCTATGTGGACTGCAACTATTAAAGGAGGTTCAAAAATGAGGAGGATGGATATGAATCTGAAAGAAATTCTCTTTAAGGCTCGCCTGAAAGACGGTTCAGGTTGGGTGTTTTGGGACATCTGCGGGTGCTTGACGAGCCACACTGGCAAGAGCAAGAGATATGACCGCAAAACGCAGTTCGGAATCTCGTTCTATTACAGGGCTGAGCAGATGATGTCGCAGATTGATACGAATACCATTTCCTTATCGACCGGTTTCAAGGACAAGAACAAAAAGAGGGTGTTTGACGGTGATATTGTCAAGGTGAACTTGATCGGTTCTGGCAGAGAATACATTGGCGAAGTCGCCAGAAATGATGGAGGGCTTTGCATCGTCGAAACGTACTCAGGAGACGACTATCCATTGACTACTTTTTGCCCGCAGGAAGTGCAGGTCGTATCAAACGTGTACGATAACCCCGATTTCATCAAGGAGATGCAGAATGAAGATTGAGATCAAAAAACCATTCAAGCCACAGCCGCTTTACCATTTCACAACGGATGAGCCGTTCTTGGTTCCCGCCCCGAACCACGAGCTGACAGAAGGAAAGCTCGTCAGCAACTTCTGCATCATCAGGCAGAAGCAAATAGACGAAAAGATCCTCGAAACGATCAAGGACATCGCACGTGACAGCGGTTGCCACGATATATACGCCCTCGACGAGAGCGAGATTATCAAAGCATTGGAAGCATACGTGCGGAGCAAGGAGGCTCAGGGATGAAGAATAAGAAATGCCCTTGCAAGAAACATTGCTGGGATTACAAGTCGGGCGATTGCGACAACTGTGATATTGGTCGTGAAATCAACAGACTGCACCGAAAAATAGACCGTTTGCAAAAGAAGGTGAAAAAGTATGAACAGCAGAAGACGGTCAAGGCTGATTGACATTACCGGAAACCAGTACAACTTCCTGAAGGTTGTACGCTTTGTTGGTATGAGAGGAAGCCGAAGCCTTTGGGAGTGCGAATGCACTCGATGCGGGAAGCACGTGGTTCTTCGGAAAGACCACTTCGCTTATAAAAACAGCAGACAGAAAAGCTGCGGATGCTGGCACAGAGATCAATCCCGGAAGAGAACGCTGGCTATCCACAGGAGAGCAAAAGAAAGAGAGGCATCATAGATGAACGCAATACTTAGACCTATCCACCCTCAGCACTGTGCGAATATCATCGTAGGGCTGAAAACGAACGAGGTCAGAACGAAGATCCCGAAATGCGGGGTTCCGTACAAGGTGTATATCTATTGCACTTTGAAAGGATCAAACGACCTCGTTTCTCATATCGGTCTCGACCGATATTGGAAAGAAAAGTGGCATCTGAAGAAAGGAATGGTTATCGGAGAATACATCTGCGATAAGACCGTGTGCTATGGATGGAACTATGACAATCACGGACATTACGACGTTCCTGATGAAGAGCTGGCTACGACCTGCCTTAATATGCTCGATCTCATCGACTACGGCGGCGGAGGCCCGCTTTGGTTTGAGCATATTTCCAACCTCGTAGTGTATGATGAACCGGTTCCGATTTCCGAATTCTTCACGCTTTGCGGCTGGCAAAAATGTGATGGTTGCGAGTACGAGAGCTGGGACTACGCTCCTTGCAGTAGCGACAAAGAAAGAATTTGCACGGTCGGCGGAAGAAAGCCCATCAGAAAACCTCCGCAGTCGTACTGCTTTGTTCAGGATCGAGGTGAGTTCTATGCAAGAGCGTGAAAGAAAGTTCTGCGGTATGCTTCTCTTTGGGGATAGAAACAAACTCGCAGAGATCTATCAGAAATGGATCGAAGAAAACAACGTGATGGATTGTGCTTTATCTGTCATCACTTGGCTCGCAGGAAACGGGTTGCTCAAAGAGGAAGAGGCGTTTGAGTTCGTCAAGAATGGAGGCAAAACCGAAAATGAATAACGAAGAAAAGCAAGTTTTCGCAATGGTTGGTCGAGAAGACGCAGGATACGACGGCGACCGAAAGATGCTCACGAAGTTGAAACGTGGGTTCTTGTATCCTGTATCGAATATTCTCGTATCGCAGTCAAGCTCGTGTGCATATCTGTTTGACACGGCGAAGGACGGTAGCATCATCGGTACGTTCAACACGGTCAACCTCGATTTCTTCACCGTAGAAGGCGATAAAATTGTCCCCTTTGACTTTTTCAAAGATCCCAGATACAACCCCTACCTCGGATTGCACAAAAGGCACAAGGGAGGCAATTAAGGTCTTATGGATATAAAGCAGTTACGAAAATACATTGAGGGCAGGTCGCTCGAAATCGTTCTCGAACTCGAAGTAACGACAACCGAAGCGAGAAAGAAACGGTTGAGCGAGGAGTTCTCGGCTCTTAAAGAGCTGAACGAGATCCTCGACCTGAGATTTCCGGTAAAGCCGAGTTCTCGTTACGGCGGCAGTATGTATCAGGGCGTTTGCCCTCGATGCTTCTGTACGGAGGACAGTAGTGCGGCTTATTGCAGAGCGTGCGGTCAGGCTCTTGATTGGAGCAAAAACAAGTCTTCGGGGGAGGAGTAGATATGGATATAAAAGAGGAACTCACTAAAATAGCGGTTGATTGCGGAAAGGGCGGATTTGAAGTAGCCGTTAAGGTTATCAGAGAATGGCTCGAAGGAGAAGGCGTGTTCGGGGAGGACGGAATTCCGAGATGGAAATTTGAGCTTCTTGTCTCGATGGCGGAGGATGTATATATCAGCACCGTTCGGGAGAAAACCCTTGAAAGATTGGAGGAAGAGCTGAAATGAAGGTTATATTTCTCGACGTAGATGGAGTTCTCAACTGCCAGAAGACCGAAGCGAAATGCAGAGGTTTTATAGGGGTTGATTCAAAAAAGGTCAAGCTCCTGAAGAAAATCGTAGATGCCACCGATGCCAAAATTGTCCTCAGCTCGTCTTGGAAAATCGGGTGGTGGAAATATCATAAAGAGGAGCAGGATCCCGAAGGACACTACCTCGACCAAAAGTTGAAGCGAGAGGGATTACGCATCCTCGACAAAACGACAGATCCAAATTGTTCGATGCGTGGTGAAGGCATTCTCAACTGGCTCGATGAGCACATAGTAGAATCATTCGTTATCCTCGATGATGAATGCTTCGATTATGAGCTGTGCAACCTTATGGATAGGCTCGTCAAGACCAGCTTCTACGATGATGACGGTGGATTGCAAGAACATCACGTGGAGCAAGCCATAAATATACTGAGAGGCGGGCATAAGTCGAAATGGATATAGATAAAGTAAGAGCTGAATACCTCGGATACAGGATTGTAGAATCCAAATCGGTGGTTAAGTGGGTTCAATGCCGAACTCACAGAAAGAAACGCATCAACAAGAAATGGGAGAAACGCTACGGATATAAGGAGGTTCCTGACAACGGAACATTCGTAGTTTTCGGCACGACCATTTTTGCTCAGCCAAAGGTGTGCGATATGTTCGTCAAAGCGATTCAAAAGCAGAATGAAGAAAACAAGAAGCTCTACAAGCTCCATTGTCTTGGAGAGTGGGATGACAGAAAGGAGAGCAACGATGGATGAGAAAAGGTTATGCTCCAACTGTGGAAATCGGTGTTGCAAAGACGTGATCCCGCAGTGCCGAGAAATTTATCAAAAGGAGTGTTTGGATAACGGGAGAAAGTTTTGGCTTCCGATTGCCGAAAAAGAGAAACGCAAAATCAACGATTTCGATATGGCGAGGCTTACGATTGTCGCATCGGCGATAGCTCAAACAGCCAAAACCGCACGAGACCTAAACCGAAGATTCTCCGCTATGATGGATTCCATCGGTATTGACGAAAGCGATCCTGAATTCGAAGCGGCTTACGGATACCTTGAAGGAGATTGCGACGAAAAGCCCATACTCGAATACATTCAAGAAAAGCTGAAAGGCGGTTGAACGTATGGGATTATCAAAGATAGCCGAAGGATGTGCAAGGTGTCCGTTCTTCGACACCTGCGACCATAAAGAAATGGAGATGCTTGGATACCTTCCTGAACCGGTTATGGCATCGGCAACAGCAGATGTTACCCAGCCGCTTGCGGCTCCGCTCATCGTCAAGCACGATTACCGAAACGTCAAGGTTGCCGAGAACACGGTAGTAACGATTGATCTCGAAGAGCTGAAAAAGGATATGGAAAGGAAAATTTGGGAAGACGCTATGCGTGGATACCTGAAAGGAGGATGCTAAAATGTTTGAGTTCAGAAAGGTTCGCTGCTCCTCATATCTCAAAAAAGTGAACGATGGAAGATGCTTAGAGTGCGACGAGAAATACGGCTTCATAGAAGAAGTTCGCTACATCGGAGAGGGAGATGACGTTCCCGACAAGTGCGAGTGCATCGGAGCGTTGGAGTTCCTGAAAACCTATTACAAGCGTGTGGATGCACAGTTCGAGGGAATGTTCGTAGGAACCAAGACGGTAGTTGTGGATGCCTACCTTTGGGGAGATATAGATTATCAACCTGACGGATCCGAGCGAATCTGCATAGGAAGACACATCAACACTCGCATTGAATGCGGCGTTGTTTACTACGCAAACAACAGAAAAAGGTACGTTCCTTTGGTTGACATCGAGACTTTATAAAAAAGTTTTTTCGTATGACAGGAAATTGCTTCTCTATAATGGTATAGGAAGAAACTATTTCTTGTCATACGATTTATCTTTCAGGAAAATTCAGTAAAATTCATTCGATTTCAGCCAATTTCGGTCAGTTTCATTGAAATTCACGTTTGACCTGTGCTATGATGTATAATAGAAAAAATCAGGCGACCGAGATTGGACGCTTGAAAGCACTACGGAGCTCCCGTGGTGCTATTTTTATTTTTGGAGGTAAGCAATATGGAAGGAAAACGCATTGAAGTTGTAGAGCGTAGGGTTGGCGACCTGAAGCTCGACTTCGGAAATCCGAGAAAAATCAAAAAGCAGAAGCGTGAAGACCTCGAAGATTCCCTTGAAAAGTATGGCGATTTTGATATAATCGTCATCAATGAAAAGAATCAGGTCATCGGCGGAAATCAGAGAGTCACGATTTTGCAGAGAAAGAACCCCGATGAGATCGTGGTGTGTAAGCTCCTGATTGGCTACACGGTAGCCGAGCAGAAGTACGTCAACATCAAGTTGAATAGCCACGCAGGAGAATGGGATCTCGAAGAGCTCGGAGATTGGACCGCAGACCTGATGGGCGATTTCAAGCTCGACCTTGAAGCTCCCGAAAAGCCTATCGAGGAGCGTAGCATCAAGGATATGGAGCCGATCCATTACGAGCAGTACGATTACGTTCTTATTGCTTGCAGAAACGAACTCGACTATAACGACCTTATCCGCAAGCTCGGCATCGAGGGCGGTACGGTTAAGGTAGCAAAAACCCGCAGGATCAAGGGCAGAGCCGTTTGGTACGATAAGATGAAAGCACAGATTATCGGAGTAGATGAGCTTCCGCCTGAAGAACCGGTTGAGGAGGGCAACGATGAATGACATCAGATTCGCCACTCCCGACATTACCAAAGCGGAAGTAGATAACATCGGCAAGGCTGCCGAGACAAGATGGCTCACGAACGGTCCCATAGTCCGTGAGTTTGAACAGAAAATCGCCAAGATCTGCAACGCAAGCAGAGCGGTTGCATTCGACAGTTGCACGGCGGCAATGGAAATGGCTCTCCGTGTTCTCGGTATCGGTCCCGGCGATGAGGTGATTACGACACCTTATACCTACTCAGCCACAGCGGAGGTCATCCGCAATGTAGGTGCAACAATCGTATTTGTGGACCTCGACGGCAAGACGTTCGAGATGGATTACGAAAAGGTTGCGGCGGCGATCACGGAGAAAACCAAGGCGGTTATGCCCGTTGACATTGGCGGTAAGCTGTGTGATTATTATAGTCTCCTGTCCGCCGTAGCCTCCAAACGAGATATATTCACACCCTCAAATGAGCTGCAAAAAGCAATCGGCAGAGTCGCCGTGGTTGCCGATGCAGCTCACAGTTTTGGTGCTTCGTCCTACAACGCCAAGAGCGGAGAATGGGCGGACTTCACCTGCTTCTCGTTCCACGTGCTGAAAAACATCACGACGGGCGGAGAGGGCGGTGCTCTCGTTTGGAAGGACTTCCCTCATTTCGATAATGAGAAGATGGAAGAAACCCTCCGCCTGCTCGGAGATCACGGGCAGACATCGAGGGATAAAAGCAAGGGTTGGGAATACGACATCGCCCTGTTCGGTTATAACAGCATTATGACGAACATTGATGCGGCGATGGGCGTAGCTCAGCTTGACAGGCTTGATGAGATCGAGAGCAAACGCAGAGAAGTTACGGAACGCTTCGATGCTCTGTTCGCCAATGTCGCAGAAGCCACTCCCCTCATCAAGCATTTCGGAGAGGATTATCAATCCGCTATGCACTTGTACCCTGTACGCCTCAACCTTCCGGAAGGAGCGGAAAGCGGCAGGGATAAGGTATATCACGCATTGAGAGAGGCTGGCGTTCCTTGCAACGTCCATTACAAGCCCCTCCCGATGATGACCGCATATAAGGAGATCGGTTTCGACATCGCTGATTATCCGAACGCATACGAGATGTTCAAAAATCTGCTCACTATCCCCTATCACACGGAGCTGACAGAGGAACAGCAGAGATACATCGTTGATGCTATTGTAAAGGCGGTGAGAGAAGTATGAGCGTAGGAATTGCAAACTCGGTTATCCTCATCACCGGCGGAACAGGCACGTTCGGCAACGCCTTTCTCGACAAATGCTTGGAACAGGGTGCGGCGGAGGTTCGCATCTTCAGCCGAGACGAGAAAAAGCAGTACGATATGGCACAGCGTTACCGTCAGTACGATAACATCAAATTCTATCTCGGAGATGTCAGGGATAAGCATTCGATAGACGTGGCGATGTACGGCGTTGATTACGTATTCCACGCCGCCGCTATGAAGCAAGTCCCCTCTTGCGAAGCATTCCCTATGGAAGCTGTAAGAACGAACATCGAAGGAAGCAACAACGTCATAACCTCGGCGGTTCAGAAGAAGGTAAAGAAGATTGTCTGTTTATCAACCGACAAGGCAGTTTACCCCACGTCCGCTATGGGTATGACGAAAGCATATATGGAAAAGCTCGCTCTGCAAAGGGCGGCAGACCAAAACCGCACAGAGATCTGCGTTACGAGATTCGGAAACCTCGTAGCATCGAGAGGCAGTGCTGTACCGCTCTTTATAGAGCAGGTACAGAACGGACTCCCGATTACCATTACCGATCCCGATATGACACGCTTTATGATGACCGTCGATGAAGCCACCGATTTGGTCGAGAAAGCATTCATCGTGGGACGGAACGGCGACCTGCTCGTAAAACAGTCCAAGGCCTGCACAACGGGCGACCTCGCAAACGCCGTGTGCAGATACCTCAATCTCCCGAAGGACTACCCCGTAGAGATCATCGGGGCGAGAAAGGGAGAGAAAATGCACGAGGCTCTGCTCTCGGAGGAGGAGGCGGACAACGCAATCCTCAAAGGCGAGTATATGGTGGTTGGAAAGAAGACCATCGGCACAGGGCTGAACGTACCCTACACCTCGGATAAGGCGGAGCGTATGAGCGAGGACGATGTTCTCCACCTCATCGAAAGCGTGTTCAAGGGAGGTGTCAAGTAATGAGACATCTCTTTGTAGTAGCTCACCCAGACGACGAGGTTCTCGGAGCGGGTGCATTTATCTATGATGCGGCAAAACGTGGAGACGAAATCGGCGTTATGGTTCTCAACACCTGCGATACCACTCGGTACGAAGATGACAGAACCAAGATCGTGAAAGATCTGCTCGAATCGCATAAGATCCTCGGCATCAAGCACTATTACGGGTGCGAATATCTCGACAGCAATTTCCACAACGCAGACCACAGAGAAATGGTACAGAAAATCGAAGCAGTCATCAGGGAGTTCTTGCCCGACACGATTTTCACTCAATCCCCCGGAGACATCAACACCGACCATTACTGGACGGCGGCTACCTGTATGGAAGCATTCCGCCTGTGGCAACGTGGTAGAGAGCAAATCAAGCCCATCAAGGCACTTTATCTTATGGAGGTTCAATCCTCTACCGATTGGGCGTTAAACCCCGCTATCAAGGTTTTCCAGCCAAATACGTTCATTCCCGTATCTTCCCAAGCGGTTGACGCAAAGATCGCCGCACTCGGTATGTACGAGAATGTCATCCGTCCCGTTCCTCACCCTCGTTCAGAGGAGGCGTTGAGATCCTTGCCCGTTCTCCGTGGAGCACAGTGCGGTTCTCAATACGCAGAGGCTTTCGAGTGCGTTTTCAGGAAGGTTGACGTATGATGACCGAAACCGTTCAAAAAGAACTCACCCTGAAAGAAGCTCTCGAACAGAGCATCAAAAAGGACAACGGCGGCAAGCTCATACTCGCATCGCATCAGCCCGATTTCTTCCCTTGGATGGGATATTTCTATAAGATTTTCCAAAGCGACGTTTTCGTGTTCTCGGATAACGTGCAATACAGTAAAAGCGGCAGACACAACTACAATCAGATATTGACAGGCAACGGACCGATGAAGTTCACGCTCCCGATCCATTATCACCCTGTCAACCTGAATGAGTTGGAGCTTGCCGCCGACGAATTCGTTGTAGAGAAAATGCTGAAAACGCTCCGTCAGGAATACAGCAAGGCGGCTCACTACGAGGAAGCATACCCGTTCATCGAGTCGCTTCTCCGCACAGCTACCAAAGCAGGCGATCTTGCTTTCTTCAACAAGACTTGCATCCTTGCCTTTTGCGACAGGTTCGGGTTGAATGACAGAGTATTGTTTCTTACCTCGTCCGACCTGCCTTTGACAAAACGCAGAGATCCTCGCATTATAGAAATGTGCGAATACCTCGGAGCAACCGCATATTACAGCGGAGTTGCCGCCAAGGATTATCATATCGAGGAAGACTACCGAGCACACGGCATTGACCTCATTTATTCAGATTACGAACCGGTTGTCTATCCGCAGGTAGGCAAACGGTCGGCTATCAATATGTGCGTCATCGACTACGTTATGAACTGCGGTTTCGTTCTTCCGCAAGAATGGAAACGAAACGCATACGACAGGAAGGAGGAAACCAAATGAGTGAACCCACGTTTGGTATCTATATACCCAGTTACAAGAGAGCCGGAACCTGCTACGCTCATCATTTCCTCGAATACGGAACGTACATCGTCCGTGAGAGCGAATACGACGAATACTGTGAGGCTCTCAAAGAATTCGAGCACATCAAGGTTCAGGGCGTACCCGACCACCTCATCTGCGGATTGACAGAGGTAAACCAATGGCTCATCGACAACGCTCCCGAAGATGTTATCGCCATTCTCGACGATGACATCCACCATTTCTATTATAGAATGTTCGAGACGGTTTCCATTACGGATCCCGAACTCATCACGAGCGAGCTTGAAAGAGTAGGACAGCTTATGTCCGACCTCGGCATAGGATTCGGTGCTACCGATGCAACCATCCGTCCGTGGAACTACGATTGTGAGTTCGCATTCAAAGGATGTGCAGGAGCAGTCCGTTGGGTAAACCGCCAGACATTCAAAGCGAAGTGCGTCAAGGAGCTCGAATACAACTACGACCTCGACCTCGTGCTTCAGGAGCTGATCTACAACAGAATCATTCTCAAACCGAAATACTTCTGTTCGAAAGGCTTGACCGACACGAACGAGGGCGGAGCTTCAGGAAAGAAGCGTGGCGACCAGATTGCCAGCATCAACCTGATGAAAGCCAAGTGGGGCAAATACTTCTCTTACAATTTGAAGACGAATGTGCCTCACATCAACGTAAAGCGTTGATTACGAAAAAATATTTCAAAAATATCCGCAAATCTATTGACTTTACGCCGCAATATTGTATAATAAAGTAAAGCCAAATCAACCCAAGGTTTGGCTACTATATACAAGAAAGGGCGGTAAAATGGAAGAGAAATGGAAAGACATCACCGGATGGGAAGGTCGATACCGAGTGAGCGACAAAGGGAATGTAGAATCCTACGATTCTCCCGGCGGTCACAAAGGAAAACGGCTTACGCCTCATCCGAACGAAAAAGGGTATTTAATGGTACACCTCTACAACAAGCCGATGAAAAAAACTGCAAAGGTTCATCGTTTGGTTGCGGAGGCGTTCGTGCCTAACCCCTTGAACCTTCCCGAAGTAAACCATCGTGATGGAAACAAGAGAAACAATGAAGCAAGCAATCTCGAATGGTCCACAAGGCAAGCGAATGTAGCACACGCTATGCAAAATGGATTGTACGAACCGGCAATCAAAGAACACATCGGTCGGATAGACAAAATGAAAATTCCTGTTATCGGAACAAATGTCGAAACGAACGAAGAGGTTGAGTTTGAATCTATTAACGAAGCAGCGAGACGGTGCAAAACGTATGGTTCGCACATTGTCAGATGCCTCAACGGAGAAAGAAAAAGTGCCGGTGGTTACACTTGGAGAAAGGCGGTGGTTTAATGGCTTACGAAATGAAACCTACGAGAACGGGAAGAAATTTTTGGGAGGTGACTTCTGCAATGCAGAACGCCATCCGAAAAGGAGATTACGAATTAGCAGGTTACTGCGTTTGGGAGCTGTTGCCGGAGTATCTCGGATACTTGCGGAAGCGGCTCCTTGTTATTTCCGCTGAAGACTGCTTCGGGGTGATAACAAAAGAAATCCTCGCCTTGTGTGATATTGGAACTGAGGACGCTATGGAAAAAGCCCTCGCCCTTATCTGCTTGGCGAAAAAGAACAGGGATGCGGATTACTTCGTCTGCAACCTGATGTACAACGATGTCCCTATCGACGGAGACAAACAGGAATTGGGAAAGCATCTGTTCACCGCTATCCGACAGAAAGATGTCGTGAAAGCGGGACATTTCGCTATGGCTCTGTTCAAGAAGAACCGCAAATATCTGTGGCAGCTCTTGAACGATATGGCGAGAATGTATTACCAGCATCTCGAATCGGAATTTGCGGCATTGCAAATCTCCAATGACCGAGTATCGACTCCCTCTACGGAAACGGTATTCGCCGCAAAAGCGATCTGCTTGATGTGGACCTGCAAAGATCCCATTGAGAGAACGCTCGGCTGGGAGAAGATGGACTTCGATTTCCTGCTCAATCCCGAAGACATCCCGATTATCAAACCGCTCGACGAGTGTACGAAGATCAAGGGCTTCTTTCCTGATTGGGCGTACAACTGGCATACCTACCGTGGCAAGTACACGCTCGGCAGAGATGCGGTTCACGCAATCGAGAACGACCAACGACTCCTCACACCGCTCGAAGAGAACCTGTTTGATGATTGCACTTGGAACAGAGACATCAACGCTTGCCTCCTGAAACACAATCCGAAGCATTACCGCTTGCCTTATGACGACGGTAAACGCAGACCGGAGGAGAAATATGGAACGCAAGAGTGACACCGTAAGAAGAATGGTAGCGGAGGGTGATTTCAAATCTGCCCTCCGTATCGCCAAAGGATTCCGTCTTGGGATCAGTAAGGAAGACTCCGACACGATGAAACGTGGATATGAGTGTATGCTCTATCCTGATTTCTACCGTCAAATCGGAGTCAACACCAGCGAGGCGGTCGAAAAGGCGGTGCAAACGGTGTGTAAATTGTATGCGTAGGCATCAAACACCGTTTATCACCCTGCATAACCTCGCAAAACTCTCAGGAAGCGGTTTTCTCGGCTTCCACCACCAAACACCCACATTGAAAATAAAAGCCTAAAAACAGCCTTATTTCGCTTCTGTGAAAGGGCTGTTTTTGCTTGCAGAAAGGAGGGCTTAAAATTGAGCGAACAGAATACCGAAAATTTGGGCTTACAAAGCGGAAACGAAGCAGATGTTTCGGAGACCTCGGAAGTTGTACCGAAAAAACGGCACAAACGAAGTAAGGAATTCAGGGAGAACACGATCACCGATACCGAGACCGCCAAGGCAAAAGGAAGCAAGGGCGGAGTCAAATCGGGAGAGGTTCGCAGAGAGAAAGCTCAGCGACAGAGAGATGCTCGTGATGCCGCAAGGTATCTTCTCCAGCTCGCCGCCAAAGGCAAACTGAAAGATAATCTCCGAGAGCTCGGTCTTCCTGATGATGAGTGTACCAATATGATGGCTCTCCACGCAAGAATGCTTACAGCGGCAATGCAAAAGGCTGACTTGGATACCTATTTCGCACTGCTCAAAATTGCAGGCTACGATCCTGAAGAGGAACGCAAGGAAAGAGAGAGCCTTGCATCCGACCGTCGCAGAGAGCTGGAGCTTGAAGCGAAGATTGCGGCACTTGGGCGTGGAGCTCCAACCGCTGACATCTCAATCGCACTCGATGACGAGGACAATCACGATGATGTTGTGATCTATATGCCTCAAATCGCAAGCGAAGAAAGTTGCCAAGAGCAGCCTGAAAAATCCACAACCGCCGAGGGCGATACGGAAGAAACTCCTGACGGTGACGAATAGGAGGTGATGTGCTATGGCAACTGTTCTTAAACCCCAAAAGGGACCGCAAGAGCAGTTTATGTAGTGGCAACACCTGCTCAGATTTGCATTTACGGAGGAGCGGCGGGAGGCGGTAAGTCATACGGACTCCTGTTATCCCCTCTCCGCTATAAAAACGTCAAGGGCTTTGGCTGTACGATTTTCCGTAGGAATTTCAACCAGATATTCTCGCAAGGCGGTCTTTGGGATGAATCGTCAAAGATCTATGCCGGTATAAAAGGGGCTCAGCCCCAGCTTTCCCTCGGTCGATGGAAATTTACGGATGAGAAAGGCAGAACGATTTCCTCTGTAAAGTTCGCCCACATCGAGCGAGAAGATGAATTGAACAAGTGGCAGGGTTCACAGATTTGTGAGATCGGCTTCGATGAGTTGACGCACTTTTCGGAGAAGGTCTTTTTTTATATGCTATCTCGTAACCGTTCCACCTGTGGTGTTACTCCGTTTGTTCGAGCGACCTGTAACCCTGACGCAGACAGTTGGGTGGCAAAGTTCATCGAATGGTGGATAGACCAAGAAACAGGCTATCCTATCCCAGAACGAAGCGGCAAGATACGCTGGTTCATCAGACGTGACGAGATCTTACATTGGGCGAACACCAAGCAAGAGCTTTGGGAGAGGTTCAACCTTGTGACAGACGAAGAAAGAGCCGAGCCCCGCTCGGTCACTTTTATAATGTCGAAGCTCCAAGATAACCAAGAGCTCCTGAAGGTCAACCCTCAGTATCTCGCCAACCTGAAAGCCCTCTCGCAGATCGAGCGTGAGCGACTGCTACACGGTAACTGGAAGATCAAGGCGGCGGCTGGTCTGTTCTTCAAGAGAACACAGGTCGGCGACATTCTGCAATCCGTCCCTCTCGATGTTATCGAATGGGTGCGATGCTGGGACTTGGCGGCAACAGAAAAGACCGTCGATTCAGGCGATCCTGCATTCACCGCAGGCGTCCTGATGGGTAAGAGAAAGAATGGTCGATATGTAGTTGCTGATGTTATCAATAAGCAGATGTCCGCATCGGATGTCCGCCAAACCATAAAGCTCACGGCACAGGCTGACAAAGCCCGTTACCAAAGAGTGAAAGTAAGGCTTCCGAAGGATCCCGGTCAAGCGGGTAAGGAGCAGGCAGAATCCTATGTCAAGTTCCTCGCTGGCTTTAACGTGGTAACGGTAGCCGAGACAGGAAGCAAGGAAGCAAGAGCCGAGCCGATGGCGGCTCAATGGCAAGTAGGCAATTTTGATATTGTCTATGGTGATTGGAACGAACCGTTCCTGCACCAGTTGGAAAATTTCCCTGATGGTAAATTCAAGGATATGGTCGATGCCGCCGCAAACGCATTTGCCGAGCTTGAAACCAAGAATACATTCAATCCCAGAAACTTGATTTGATTGGAATTGGAAAGAGGTGAATGAATTGAGTACAAACGAAAACAAGGCGGCAAGGCTTGACAGTATCGAGCGGTACGCTCGTATCATTCAAAAGCAGACAGGCAGAGCGGTACGCCCGTATAGAGCGAACAGTCCGCTTCCCCAGAACGCAGAGTTCCGTGAAGACGGATATGTAAATGTCTTGAATAGGTACGGCACATCGAAGGATACGAGCGAGCACTACCGCTTCCAACCCGAACCCGCCGTGGATGACACGGTTCTTTCGATGTTTTATGAGGGCAACGGTCTGTTCTCAAAAATCATCGACAGCCCTGCGGAAGAAGCCATCAAACACGGCTTCGAACTCGAAGGGATCTCCGATCCCGACATTCAGTCGTTCTTCCGTGAGGCATACGACGAGCTTGATGGCGATGAGATGTTTATGACATCTCTCAAATGGGGACGCCTCTTCGGAGGTGCTATTGCTGTTATGATGATAAATGACGGTAGAGGCGTGGATGAACCGCTCGACTGGAAGAACATTCAGTCGATTGATGACATCCGCATCTATGACCGTTCGTTGATTCAGCCCGATTACAGCAGTATGTTCTCCTACAACCCCGAAGATCCATTCAGGACACGAGGCAGTCGCCTTGGTATGCCTGAATATTATTCTGTTTTCAGTAAGTACGGTAACTTCACCGTACACGAAAGCAGATGTCTGGTCTTTCAGAACGGCATTCTCCCTGAGAAATGCACGAATTCCGTGTATCAGTTCTGGGGTATGCCCGAATACGTAAGACTCAAACGTGCAATCCGTGATGCAGAGTTGGCATACGGTAGCGGACCGAAAATGCTCGACCGCTCCGTTCAGGCAATCTACAAGATGAAGAACCTCGCCGACATTCTTTCGACATCGGACGGTGAGGACGCAGTTCTCAAACGTCTTGAAGTGATTGATATGGCGAGAGGGCTTCTCAACAGCATCACGATTGACAGCGAGGGCGAGGATTACGATTTCAAGCAGTTCCAATTCTCAGGCGTGTCAGAGATCATCGACAAGAGCTGTGCGTTCCTGTCAGCGATTTCTTCTATTCCGCAAACGATCTTGTTCGGTGCGGGAGCGGGCGGTCTTTCCACCACGGACGATACGTCTATGGAGAACTGGTACAACTACGTTGAGCGTATTCAGCGTAGAATGGTAAAGAAGAACCTCCGCTACCTGTTCTCCATCATAGCTCAGGCTGGCGTGGCAACGGGAGAGCTTGCAGAAGTTCCGCCCATTAAGGTTAAGTTCAACCCGCTTTGGTCTATGAGTGAGTCCGAGCAGGTTCAGCTTGAACAGCAGAAAGCAACCATCAAGTCCACGAATGCGGCAACCGCCAAGACCTACGTGGATATGGGCGCTCTCGATCCTTCCGAAGTCCGCAACGGTCTTGCTCGTGATGAGCAGTTCGATGTTGAGAACATTCTCGATCAGTACGACGAGGAAGAGCTGATGGCGGCAATCGAGGAGAGGCTTGAACAGGAAGCCGAAGCAAATGCTCCTGAAGGAGAAGAAAGCGGTACGGAGAACCCTCTCACAGAAGAAGGCAATTCGTCCGACACGGCTCCTGCCGCTACCAAGCTCCCCCAAGATATGACCGATGAGGAAAAAGCACAAAAAGAGCGAGAGGGCGAGAACAACGCCGACTCACAAGATACCACACCCAAGCCTCAAAGGGGCGGTGTGGGCGTTATTGTGGCTAAGGAGGGCAAAATCCTCTGCGGCACTCGGCACAATGATTTTGGCTACGGCTTGCTCTGCGGTCCCGGCGGTCACATCGAGGAGGGAGAAACTCCCGAAGAAGCCGCCAAGCGTGAGGCATACGAGGAGTTCGGCATCACCCCTACGAAAATGGTACAGCTCGGTTACGGACCGAAGGAACCAGACACGGGTATCACGCCCGTTATCTTCCTCTGCACTGAATTTGAGGGTGAACCCAAGTCCATAGACCTCGAAATGACGCAGATCCGCTTCCTCGATCTCGAACAGATCAAGGAAATGGAACACGCTTTGTTCCAGCCTTTTGCAGACGGTCTTAAACTGCTCGATGCGGTTCTGTTCAGAACGGACAGCAAAGATGACGATATGGAGTGGCATTGGGTTGAAGATCTTGGTGCTTATATGCTCCGCTTCAAAGGAGACGACCACACGGAGAAATCTGATGGCGGTCCCGGAAGCGGAAACCACGGACACGAGGGAGTCCCCGGTCAAATAGGAGGCTCTGCTCCGTCAATATCTGCTTCGGTTCGTGAACACGCTCACGGAATGTCCGAAGACCAAAAG